TAAGACATCGTGCGAGGAAATGACAATGCTTTTAATTCAACCTGGATTTGGCCTTAGCATCAAAAAAGGGCACATGTTTGGCGAGAAAGAATCTCAACGAAAAATGGTGTCGATACAGTTGCCATTTATCAGTATTTATTGGCTAAACAGGGAGGCAACAAATTATTGGTATACATGCGCCAGAGCAGCATTTAACGACCCTGACTGGTTTGTGAAAAACCACCACGCAGTTCGTCAGGCAAAGAGAAAGGCCAATACGACATACATGAAGGCGTATCGAAAAGCATGGAAAGAACACCGCGATCGATACCAGCAAGATATGGAAAAGCTTGAATCAGAAAACATGGAATTAAGACGAAAGCTTGGTGAAGCAAAACGAGACATTGATGCTTACAAGCGACTTTTTAATGGTGAAAGCCATGCTTAGTCCATCCCAATCTCTTCAATACCAGAAAGAAAGCGTCGAGCGGGCTTTAACGTGCGCTAACTGCGGTCAGAAGCTGCATGTGCTGGAAGTTCACGTGTGTGAGCACTGCTGTGCAGAACTGATGAGCGATCCGAATAGCTCAATGTACGAGGAAGAAGACGATGGCTAAACCAGCGCGAAGACGATGTAAAAACGATGAATGTCGGGAATGGTTTCACCCTGCATTCGCTAATCAGTGGTGGTGCTCTCCAGAGTGTGGAACCAAGATAGCACTCGAACGACGAAGCAAAGAACGCGAAAAAGCGGAAAAGGCAGCAGAGAAGAAACGACGACGAGAGGAGCAGAAACAGAAAGATAAACTTAAGATTCGAAAACTCGCCTTAAAGCCCCGCAGTTACTGGATTAAACAAGCCCAACAAGCCGTAAACGCCTTCATCAGAGAAAGAGACCGCGACTTACCATGTATCTCGTGCGGAACGCTCACGTCTGCTCAGTGGGATGCCGGACATTACCGGACAACTGCTGCGGCACCTCAACTCCGATTTGATGAACGCAATATTCACAAGCAATGCGTGGTGTGCAACCAGCACAAAAGCGGAAATCTCGTTCCGTATCGCGTCGAACTGATTAACCGCATCGGGCAGGAAGCAGTAGACGAAATCGAATCAAACCATAACCGCCATCGCTGGACTGTCGAAGAGTGCAGGACCATCAAGGCGGAGTATCAACAGAAACTTAAAAAACTGCGAAACAGCAGAAGTGAGGCTGCATGAATATCTACGAAAGAATTGATGGCAGCAAATACCGAAATATTTGGGTAGTTGGCGATCTGCACGGATGCTACACGAACCTGATGAACAAACTGGATACGATTGGATTCGACAACAAAAAAGACCTGCTTATCTCGGTGGGCGATTTGGTTGATCGTGGTGCAGAGAACGTTGAATGCCTGGAATTAATCACATTCCCCTGGTTCAGAGCTGTACGTGGAAACCATGAGCAAATGATGATTGATGGCTTATCAGAGCGTGGAAACGTTAATCACTGGCTGCTTAATGGCGGTGGTTGGTTCTTTAATCTCGATTACGACAAAGAAATTCTGGCTAAAGCTCTTGCCCATAAAGCAGAAGAACTTCCGTTAATCATCGAACTGGTGAGCAAAGGTAAAAAATATGTCATTTGCCACGCCGATTATCCTTGTGATGAATACGAGTTTGGAAAGCCAGTTGATCATCAGCAGGTAATCTGGAACCGCGAACGAATCGGCAACTCACAAGACGGGATCGTGAAAGAAATCAAAGGCGCGGACACGTTCATCTTTGGTCATACGCCAGCAGTGAAACCACTCAAATTTGCCAACCAGATGTATATCGATACCGGCGCAGTGTTCTGCGGAAACCTCACATTGATTCAGGTACAGGGAGAAGGCGCATGAGACTCGAAAGCGTAGCTAAATTTCATTCGCCAAAAAGCCCGATGATGAGCGACTCACCACGGGCTACGGCTTCTGACTCTCTTTCCGGTACTGATGTGATGGCTGCTATGGGGATGGCGCAATCACAAGCCGGATTCGGAATGGCTGCATTCTGCGGTAAGCATGAACTCAGCCAGAACGACAAACAAAAGGCTATCAACTATCTGATGCAATTTGCACACAAGGTATCGGGGAAATACCGTGGTGTGGCAAAGCTTGAAGGAAATACTAAGGCAAAGGTACTGCAAGTGCTCGCAACATTCGCTTATGCAGATTATTGCCGTAGTGCCGCGACGCCGGGGGCAAGATGCAGAGATTGCCACGGTACAGGCCGTGCGGTTGATATAGCCAAAACGGAGCAGTGGGGGAGAGTTGTTGAGAAAGAGTGCGGAAGATGCAAAGGTGTCGGCTATTCAAGAATGCCAGCAAGCGCCGCATATCGCGCTGTAACGATGCTAATCCCAAACCTTACTCAACCCACCTGGTCACGCACTGTTAAGCCGCTGTATGACGCTCTGGTGGTGCAATGCCACAAAGAAGAGTCAATCGCAGACAACATTTTGAATGCGGTCACACGTTAGCAGCATGATTTCCACGGATGGCAACATATTAACGGCATGATATTGACTTTTTGAATAAAGTTGGGTAAATTTGACTCAACGATGGATAAATGCACTCGTTAAATAAAGCCCTGAGTTAATAGCTCGGGGCTTTTTGCGTTTTAATCACGACCTTTCTGAAAGCACATCAAACCAAATACCAGACAGACAAAAATAATCACCTTATCCGCTGTGGCTACGGTGCGGTGTGCTTTGCATAAAAGAAAACCAGCGCAATGGCTGGCTTCGTGAAAGCGGGTGGCAAGAGGTTGCGCTAACAACCTCCTGCCGTTTTGCCCTTATTCCTAATTAAATAGAGCAAATCCCCTTATTGGGGCTAAGACATGAAGATGCCAGAAAAACATGACCTGTTAGCCGCCATTCTCGCGGCAAAGGAACAAGGCATCGGGGCAATCCTTGCGTTTGCAATGGCGTACCTTCGCGGCAGATATAATGGCGGTGCGTTTACAAAAACAGTAATCGACGCAACGATGTGCGCCATTATCGCCTGGTTCATTCGTGACCTTCTCGACTTCGCCGGACTAAGTAGCAATCTCGCTTATATAACGAGCGTGTTCATCGGCTACATCGGTACTGACTCGATTGGTTCGCTTATCAAACGCTTCGCTGCTAAAAAAGCCGGAATAGAAGATGGTGGAAATCAATAATCAACGTAAGGCGTTCCTCGATATGCTGGCGTGGTCAGAGGGAACTGATAACGGACGGCAGAAAACCAGAAATCATGGTTATGACGTCATTGTTGGCGGAGAGCTATTTACTGATTACTCCGATCACCCTCGCAAACTTGTCACGCTAAACCCCAAACTCAAATCAACAGCCGCCGGACGCTACCAGCTTCTTTCCCGTTGGTGGGATGCCTACCGCAAGCAGCTTGGCCTGAAAGACTTCTCTCCGAAAAGCCAGGACGCTGTGGCACTGCAACAGATTAAAGAGCGTGGCGCTTTACCGATGATTGATCGCGGTGATATTCGTCAGGCTATCGACCGTTGCAGCAATATCTGGGCTTCACTGCCGGGCGCTGGCTATGGCCAGTTCGAGCATAAGGCTGACAGCCTGATTGCAAAATTCAAAGAAGTTGGCGGAACGGTCAGAGAGATTGAGGTATGAGCAGAGTAACCGCGATTATCTCAGCGCTGGTTATCTGCATCATCGTTTGCCTGTCATGGGCTGTTAATCATTACCGTGATAACGCCATCGCCTACAAAGAACAGCGCGATAACAAGGCCAGTGAACTGGAGAAGGCGAACGCCACCATCGCTGACATGCGGAAGCGTCAACGTGATGTAGCAGAACTCGACGCAAGATACACAAAGGAGCTTGCTGATGCTAACGCGACTATCGAAAGTCTCCGTGCTGATGTTTCTGTTGGGCGTAAGCGCCTGCAAGTCGCCGCCACCTGTGCAAAGTCAACGACCGGAGCCAGCGGCATGGGCGATGGAGAAAGCCCAGGACTTACAGCAGATGCTGAACTCAATTATTACCGTCTCCGAAGTGGAATCGACAAGATAACCGCACAGGTCAACTACCTGCAGGAATACATCAGGGCGCAATGCCTGAAATAATTTTTTTGCAAATCACAAAGTCCATTTAATGAGCCTCGCGATGCGGGGCTTTTTTATGTCCGCAGTAAATGCGCATCTCACGCGCATATTCACGAGAGCCTTTCAGTAAGCGAGCCTGAGAAATGCCGTTATAGGTGGCGACCTCTCTCGGGCGGCTTTTCTGTGAGACAGGCTCACTTTCTAAAAGGTAAAGACGCTATGAATAATCATTCAGTTATTCCAGCCTTCGACTTCCGAGAAATGGTGCAAGCCAAAAACGGAGAGGTCGTTACCACATCCAGAAAAATTGCCAAGTACTTCGGCAAGCGACACGGTGATGTTCTCAGGAAAATCGAGCAGGTTAAGGCTGATTGCTCGCGTGAGTTTAGCCAACGCAATTTTGCGTCGGCTGATTATATCGATGAGCAGGGCAAGGTTCGCCCGATGTACAGCCTGACGAAAGATGGCTGGATCATGGTTGTGATGGGGTTCACCGGGAAAGCTGCTGCGGCAATCAAGGAGAGCTATATCGCAGCATTCAACTGGATGGCAGAGCAACTGAGCCGCCGCATGGCAATTGGCGAAGAAATGCAGCACCGCTACGCCATCAAAGAAACACGCTCAAAGCTGAAAGGTACGATCGGCAGTCGGTTAATGAACGAACGGAAGAAAGAGAAGCGTGTCCTGGCTGTCGAGCATGAATACATCTTGCAGGTGACACAGCCTGAACTGCTGATTAATTGAAGATGTCATTACAAAGCCTATCTACGGGTGGGCTTGATAATGTCACAACGAGGTAAGGACTATGGCAAAACCGGACTGGGGAGCACTGCAACACCAGTTCCTCGCCGAGCATGCCAAAACAGGAATATCCCCGAAAGACTGGTGCGCAGCGCAGGGACTGAATTATTCATCTGCGAAACGCTATATCAAAGTAACGACTTACGGTGCGAATTCGCAAAAAAAAAGTGCGAACAAATCTGCGAATTCGCAGAAGGAGAAAGGCGAGGTCAGTAAAAACGGGGAGGTGAAAAAACACCAGCCCGACACAGGCGCCCACTCAAAATCTCCAGAAACGAAACCGATACGCGGATCGCGCACCGCACCGCCGACGAACGCCTTCCAACCTGGCAACCAGAACGCATTAAAGCACGGTGGCTACGGCCGCCGGATGCTGCTCTCTGACGCTATCACTGAAGATGCCCAGATGCTCACGCTCGACGATGAGCTTTTCTGGCTGCGTGCGGCGAGCCTGACAGCGGCAGAGAATATCGGGCGCTGGCAGACAGAGCTGGAGACAGCCGCCAGCGAGCAGGCCAAAGATCTGCACGACCTCATCTCTCAGGCGCAGAAAGCCATGCATCGCAACACTGCGCGCATTGAGTCGCTGGAGTACACCAAGGCGGCGATTATCAAGCAGCGCGTTGATGCCGCTTACCGCGAAGCAGCGACCGAAAAGGTTGAGCTCGAAATTGATGTACTGAAAGACGGCGACAAGGATAACGCGATCGTCGTGCATAACTCGCTGCCAATACCGGGAAGATAAATCATGGCCGACATTTACCTACCCACGCTACACAAAGGGCAGTTAACGGTCTGGTCTGATTCCTGGGATCACCAGTTGAATGCGGTTCGCTGTGGTCGACGCTGGGGGAAAACCTTCATGCTGTCGAGCGCCGCGGTGACCTACGCAACGTCGCAGTTTCGGCGCCCTGGCATGGACATCGAGCTGGGCGGCCGGGTCGGTATCTTCACTGCAGAGTATCGCCAGTACCAGGAGATCTACGACAAGCTGGAAGAAATCCTGTTGCCGCTGAAAAAGAGTTTCAGCCGGCAGGAAAAGCGCCTGCTGCTGAAGAACGGCGGGAAGATTGACTTCTGGGTCACCAACGACAACAAACTGGCCGGTCGTGGTCGTGAGTACGAAATTATCCTGATCGATGAGGCGGCTTTTACCAAGTCGCCTGAAATGCTGAAGGAAATCTGGCCGAAGTCGATTAAGCCGACGCTGCTGACGACAAAGGGCCGGGCCTACGTATTCTCAACGCCTGACGGTGTGGATGAAGAAAACTTCTTCTATGCCATCTGCCATAACAAAGACCTCGGCTTCCATGAGCATTACGCGCCGACGTCATCAAACCCCTTCGTTCCTCCCGAGGAGCTGGAGAAAGAGCGACAGAACAACGATCCTCGCGTTTTCCGGCAGGAGTTCCTGGCCGAGTTCGTCGACTGGTCCGCTGCGTCGCTGTTCGACGTCCGCAAATGGTTCGAGGGTGAAAACCAGGATCAGCCTGTCGATTACCCTGAGATGTGCCAGGCCGTTTTCGCTGTCATGGATACCGCCGTTAAGGGCGGTACTGATCACGACGGCACGGCGGTGGTTTACTACGCCGTAGACACCCGGCCCGGAATTCAGCGCCTGACCATTCTTGACTGGGATGTGGTGCAGATCGACGGCGCGCTGCTGGAAGAGTGGATTCCGTCCGTTTTCACCAGGCTGAATGAGCTATCCGGCCAGTGCGTCGCTGTAAATGGCAGCCTCGGCGTTTTCATTGAAGACGCCAGTATGGGCAGCATCCTCCTGCAGAAAGGCGAGAGCCTGGGATGGCCGGTCAACAAAATTGAATCCGCCCTGACCAGCAAAGGGAAGGACGAGCGCGCCATTATGGCCTCTGGGTATCACTACCGCGGGCTGGCGAAAATATCCCGATACGCCTACGAGAAGACGGCAGTCTTCAAGGGCGAAACAGCAAACCATCTGCATAAGCAGGTATCACGATTCCACCTTGCCGATAAGAACGCGCACAAGCGCGCCGACAGATCGGAAGAGCGTCGTGTAGGGAAAGAG